CGAAGTCGTAATATCAGAAGTCAACGCCACCGTGCCCGTAGCGTCAGGGAACGTGATCGTCCTGTCCACAGTCGCATTAGTCGCCACCACGAAAGTCTCGTACGCGTCAGCAGCCGAACCCTCATAGCAGAGTTGCTGCGTACTGCCGTTCAGATAGACCTGATCGGAGAAAGTGGCAACCCCAGTAACCCCCAGCGTGGTGCTGAAAGTAGCCGCCTGCGTCACAGCCAGCGAACCGCTAACCGTAGTAGCCGAACCCCCCGTAGACAACGTGGGTGTTCCGGTAGCCCAGTCCACCACGTCATCGAAGTTGGTGTTCATCTGCGCGGCGACAATCGCCGTCCCGGCAGTGAACGCATACGTTTTGGCTAAAGCCGCCATTATCGCAATCTCCTAGTTCTGTACATGTTCACGACCGCTGTCAGCCCCCACTTGCCCCGGTAAGCAAGTGTGGGAGTAACTTGAAACCTCAAACTAATAGCCTGCGCTGTCCCAGCCGTAGGCCACCTGCCGTACAAATAGCGGTCTGAGAGGCCTTCCGGGTCCCAATCGGAGGTGTCCCACACCCCGGTTCCACTGCCCGTAGGATCGGTGTCCCACGATGCTGAAGCCCCCAATCCCTCAATCGTCTTATAATACGACGCCCAGAAACCACTCAAATCGTAATCTTTGTAGATATACACATATATGATGGCGTCACTGTCAGCCAACAGTACTGTTCTGGACTTACCCCACCGTTTCGGAAACGTGGGCCGGTTGCCCATAAACCACCCGGTTTGATAGTAGGAAACGATCTCATCCGCAGAGCCAACACCGTAATCGTCGGTATCCGCATTCTGATCCACCTTAGAGATACGGTCAAACGAAGCGGGCGTCGTAATACCAGATGTGGCAGCGATCCCCAAATGGGTGTCACCAGTAGGACGGTACGCCAACAGCGACCGTGCGTTAATGTCATGGCGGACCCACGCCCCCGCTGGTCCCAGAGACGGGTCCCACACAAAGATGTTACGCCGGTTGTTCTGGTTGGACTCCGACAGGTTGTCGTCCGACTGGTAGTCCACTGACACCCACAGGCGCTCGTCAAACCACATCAGCGACGGGGGTGTGTCCAATGTCAACGCTGGTTGCCCCACATCGTAGGTCATGGTCGGCTTGATGCGCTCAAACGCCCAAGCCAACTCGTCGTACGCCAACAGGTAGATACCGTCCTCTGCGTACCAGAAGAAGATCCCCGCCGTGGCAGCCACCGGCTGCGTCCCGTCCCGGCATCCCGCTGTGCGGGTTATGTTGCGCACCTCAAACGAGTCCCGGTTAAACCCGTAAATAGCGTAGATACTGTTCTCTTTGAAGACCAGCAGACGGTCAGCATCAGGTATAATGGCCGTTATATGGTCGCCATCCTCCCCAATATCAATGTCGATGTAGTCGGTGGCCGTCCAGTTCTCGGCGTCGTTGACTTTGGAGAACCGCACCCGGTTCTTGTAGGTGACACCGGATTCCAGCGTGTACGCAACCCACACAAACTCTGCGAACGTGGCCGCATACCGGGCGCACGGAAAGTGCCCGTCTGAGGCGTCGATGTCGGGTTCCAGCCCAGCGGCTGCCGCCCCATCCCAGCGCATAGCAGAAACAGCGGTGACACCAGCGTCGTTGTGCAACAGTTTCCCGTTGACAATGTAAGTGTTGTACTCAAACGTGACCGCCCGTGGAGGCTGAGCCGTGTCAAAAAACGGGTTGTCACCACCAATCGGGATCGGTCCCGTGAACTCCCCGGTAGCGGCACTGTTGTAAAAAATCTGGGACTTCGCTATCGCCGGGTCCAACGCGGCGGCCAAAATCTGATTTGTGTCAGTCTCATAATGGGTCATCAAACTGATAATCCCATTGTCCAACGCCGTAGGATTAACCTTGATGACAGCGTCCCGGCGGCGCACACCCCCACGCGGGTCCACCTCCACGTTCAACATGGCGGGAGATTCGTCCTCACCGAGATTGAACTGGTCGGCCCGGAAGTTCAAACCCCCGATGAAAGAGGATCGCTCCTCATACCGGTGAGCCTCAGCGGCACCGGCAGATGGTAAAGCAATAGCCAGAGGCATTCGCTACTCCCAAGAGTAACGCAAACGGTCAGGCATATACACCTGTGACCGCCAACGAGACGCGTTACGGGAGTTCAACCGTAAAGGCTGAGGGGCCGGAGTGTCCTCAAACCGTGCCCGCAGATTATCCAACTCCCCCTGAAACAGGGCGAAATACTGGTTCGCCATCGCCGCGTCCTCCTGCTGCTGATAGGAGCGGTAGGTGACGTACAGGGTGAGGATCTGATCGAACGGATCGGGCCAATCGGGGGTATTCGCATCGGCAACAGCAGTGCGGGAAATGGCGGTAAGACCGCCAAAGTCAATGGCGTTCCGGTAGCCGCGCACATAAATGGTGTCTACCGATGATGGGGTGGGGAACAAGCGTACTGTCATGCTGGTAGTCGGGGTCGCGGACGACCCGTCTCCCCACATCGCCCAGTACCACGGATTACCCGTAGTGTTGGAGTTCAACGGGTAAATGATGTCCCCGTCGTCGTAGCCGATGAACGTCAACACATGCCTGTCGGTTTTCAGTGACGCTATCTGGCGTATCCCCGGGTTCTTCGGAGCCGACGCCCCCGAAAACGTAACCCCATCGTGGGCCACGCTGATACTCGTACCAACATCCGACAGAGGATAATCCTTCTGAGAGGCTACTGTCGAAAACGTGGCAGCGAACTCGTAGAACGGCCAACGCTTCTCAGAATACACGACAGCGTTGTACCCCTCCCGAATGAACACATCCATGGAGGAATCCGATATGTCGTTGCTTGTGATGTCAACTATGTTGCGCACATAGTCGCGCATGGCGCTCAGTTGCAACGCAGCCCCCTACTCTTCTACTGGTTCGGAGACTGTCTCCTCAGATGGTGTCACCACGGGGGCATCATGGGTGGGGGTGGGGTTCACGCGATGTATACGTCGGTCAGGCCCAACGGCGTGACCTTCGGGTTTCAGCGTCTTATAGTTACCCGCAGGTTCATCTGCGGGGCGCTGGCCCTTCTTGTATGCGTATGCGAAACCCCGTGCCATGATGCCTCCCGTGGCAACGAACCGTCTATCAGGTAGCCCCGTACATGAAACCTTGACGTGCACGGTTGCTGCATGTCAAGTTGCCGTAGCACAGCAACTGTGAGAACACAGCGTCCTGATTGGTCGGACGCACGAACGGTGTCGGCTTGAACCAGACATCGCTGTGAGCGACCAACTGTAGGTATTTGGTGTTTAGGAACAGGAACTGACCAGAGGCACACGCGTCATCGAACGTCACGGGTGCACCCTTGAATAGCAGGTTCTGGAACCCGCCATCGGCCATATCGGTATCCGTGTACCGAATCTGGCTCTCCAAGAGTGCCTCGTAGGCTTCGTACAAAGTCTGCGTGGTGATGCCAATCGTCGGCTGGTCGTTACCAACCGAAATGGTGTTATATATGTTAGCCATGCTGGCTATAGTGATTGCACCATTCTGATTGACTTCAGTGGACTTCCACCAACTGTTGCCAGCGCCAAGCGGGTCGATTCCACCAAGGGTCACGCCCGTTCCACCGACAATGAGCCCTAGCCCATTCCAATCTTTGCCTCCGTTACCGGAGCCATCAGCCCAGAACATGGTGTTCATGTTCTCGATAACGGTTTCTTGCGTCTGGAAAATCTTGCCTTCCAGCAGATCAATGATCTCCGCCTCACCGTTGTTCTTGGCTTCCTCAATACCGCTGATCGTCACGGTAGCCGCATACTGCCTCCAAACGTACTCAGCCGCGCTAATGCCCGTCTGAGCCGTAATGTCGATAGTATCCGTGGCTTCGTACGAACCAGCCGTACTGTTTGTCCCGTAAATAATCGGGACTACGATAGCCTGACCACCCGAAATACGCCGAATCGTCTGACCATTCGTCAACGCGTAGAACAAAGGCCTTGCGTTAAAGATGTTGTCAGTCAGTTTCGGGATGTAGTTCTTCAGGGTGGTAGACAGAATCTCGTCAAATGCTGCGTTACCAGCCATTATCTGTCACCTCACTCTGTGGTTATGAAGCATGTTCCCGCTTGGCGTTCTCAAACGCCTCACGGATAGACCCCATGGCTTCCGGCACAGCCCTCCGCGACGACCCGGCCTGCTTGGAACCTGACGGTTCCACCACGCTGGCGTCACGTTTGGCTTCCAAACGACCCTGCTCCTGCTCCAACTTCTCCGCCTTTGAGGCAATATCACCGTAGCGCATGTGTGTCAGCGCCGCTTCCAAGTTGCCTATTTTGTTGCGTAGAGCGTGTTGAAACAGTTCAGATTCGTTAAAGTCGCCGTACTTGCCCTTAAGGCCCGTAACCTGCTTCTCTAATGCTTGTCTTTTTTGCAACCGGTCGTAGCCTTGCACGCGACCCTCAAGATGAGCCAGACGCTCAGCGGTCTTATCATCAGATTCCCACGACGACCCTGTTGAATCGTCACGTTCCTCCGGCGCACCGCTCACGCCAAACGCATCACCAAGCGCCCGTAGCGTCCCCTCCGGATCTGACTCCAAAGACGACACTATCGCTTCTGCCTGCTCTAACCGTTTGCGTTCAGATGCCAACTCTTGCGTCTTACGGGTGTAATCCGACTGTCGCTGGTATCCGTCCCGAAGTTCATTCAGGCTGACCTGCTCCTCAGAGCCATCCACCTTCACGGTGTACTGCTCACCAGCAGGTTCCTGCGGAACTTCAACTGAAGAATCCGGGTTGTCCGTCACGACGGTTCCCTCAACATCTTCTGCCATATTCTGTTTTCTCCTTGGAGTCCTAAGGGTTGCTCCTATTAGACAGTATTCAACTGTCCCACTACTGGTTCCCGATTTGTGGTCGGAAGTTCAGCCCCATCTGGTTTTGGAGTTGTTTCATCAACTCCGGCGGTATGGGGGGACCGGCACCCGGCCCTCCCGGTACCTGTGGGACCGGCAGTCCCTGCGGGGCGCCCGCGCCTTCAGCGGGGGCATCCGGCATAGGTTGCTGCTCCATAATGAACTTGTCCGGGTCTTTCACCGCGAACGCGTTCTGTAACACATAACGGGCCAACGCCGCCGGGTCGATAACCGTACCGACCAGCGGGGCCAAAGCCTGCATCAACTCCACGGCCTGCCGTTTCCGAACCGTGTCGTTGATCGGCTGAGTCGAACCAGCCTCCACACTGAAATCAAACTCGCCAACAATATCGTCCCGCGTGTAAGTAACAAACATGTCCTGAGGGCCACGGGTAGAAACCCGGGCCATCTGCTCACCGGTCATAAACTGTTGCATGACCTGAACCACACGGCGTGCCACATGGGCGATGGCGAGTTCCACGATAGCCAACTTCTCAGCAACCCGCGAGTTGCCCGCATCAGCAATAATC